AGCGTGAACTCACTTGCTACCTGCATTGCTACAGTAAGAGCACCCAGATACACCGTACTGAACTCGGTTCCCTTGATACGGTTGCCGTTATACTCCCGCATCAGATGGGCATGAACAGACTTCAACATCACATCAAATACGCCGTTGCCTTCTACAGTTCCAGAAGTGAAATCAGCAACACTTAAGCCATCATCTACAGGAGTATGAACGGTCAACATAACAGCACCTTTTAATCAATGGATTTAGCCATAGCTTGTCGTTGAGCCAGATCATGAAGTTCCTGCTCGGTCAATTGAGGCAGAACCTCAATAGCAAACTCACGGATCAGCTTGCCACGACGAACCTTGTTACCTCGGGCATCAGTAACAGTAGTGAACACTTGGCATTGGCGATTCAGCAACTGATTGTAAATGATTTGTGGAACATGCCAACCTTCATCACTATTAAATGGGATGTATTTACGGAAAGTACCCACTACGGAATTACCTGCAGTGATAATCTCACCATCCCACTCTTTCTTGGCCGGATTCATACAGGTAACACGAATACGCACCAAGGCACCTGCTTCACGGCGCTTACGGGCTTGGCGTTCTGCAGCAGATTCACCTTTAGGCACAGCAATAACTTCTTCTTTTTCAGCAGTAGTAGGCTTGTTTTCCAAGGCTGCTTGGACTTTCTCACGCAGCTTATCCACACCAATACTGGGGTGGTAAGTGATACCCATCAGATCAGCACGAGCTTTCAGGGAAGTCAATTCATCAGGGATAGGCAGATCGGTATTTAACTCTTGCATGGCATTTCTCCAAGGGAAAATAAGAAAGGGGAGGTTTCCCTCCCCCTTTGGTCTTACAGGGCGGCAATGGTCTTGATCAGACCCAGACGCTCAGATCGCAGTACCATGAAACCATAGTACCACTTGATGGACATGAAGCCCGTCTCACCATACGGATCAGTACGGTCAGCAGTCTCAATGCCCGGCTTCTTGTGGGTGATGTGGAATTTCGCAGACTTACCGTCAGTCTGGAAGCCAATGGTAGTGAACGAGCCTTCACCAATGCAGAGCATCGGGAACACATCATACTTACCATCGGTAGAGTAGTGGGCAGCTTCGGTGGTGGTTGCACCAGCACCAGACCACTTCATCATTTCCGGCACAACCACGATACGGAACTGATCAATTGCACCCACTTCACCCGTCAGCACAGTACCTGCACCAGCGTACTTTTCCACGGAAACGAATGCCGGGTTGTTGTGCAGATCAACCATAGCCTTCAGAGTCGGCAGCAACTCAGACCCACAATACAGCACACGGGCAGAATTGATGGTCTTGGTGTCGATCATACGAGAACCCGTAATGACCGTGGTGTGCTTCGGAGTACGGTTGTTATCCAGATCAATGGACAACCGCATCAGATCACCATAGTCCACCTTACAGGTAGCACTGAACTCACTATTCTGGGTAGCAGCACCCGCATAGCGGATAACACCGGCAGAGTTGAGCAGGTCAATCTGCAGAGCATCTTCAGTGATTTCGTTGGCACCGGACAGCATTTCACGGTTAATGTGCATTTCCAGTTCAGCGTCAGAATCGAAGTCCAGAGATTCCTTGGTGTACTCATCGAAGAAACCAAACTTCTCAAAAGTACCTTCCAGTTCACGACGCTTGAAACCAACCCGGTTAACACGACCGCCATTCTCAGAGATAGCAGGCAGCTTACCAGAGATAGTACCAATGTCTTTGCTGGAGCCATACAGATTACCCGAACCTTGTTGAGTGGTAACACCCAGATTCAGAGCAAGCACTGCATCACGCTTAGTCGAGTTCAGGTACTTGGCTTGCAGCTCGCCAACCAAGGTCAGCGTAGCAAAACCAGTACCAGCACTATCGTTAGCACCAGCAGTACAGACCAAAGTAGAACCCACATTGTCATTGATAGCTGAAGCAGCAGCAGCTTTGCTGGCATTGGCAATCGACATCACTGCACGCGGATAAGTGATATACCATTGAGTAGTGGCAATGGTCACACCAGCAGCATCAATACCTTGGTCATTGATGTTGGCATCATCCAGCAGCGGCAGATAATGGTACAACTTAATCTTCTTGCCCATATTTTTAGGCATGGCAGTAACATCAGCCAATTGGCTAAAGTACTGTTCCTTGCGAATCTCAATTAGAGCCTTCTTTTTGTAGAAGTCATTGACGATTTGCGGGCCTACGGTCGAAGCATCTCCGCCAAGCGGATCATTAAATTCACGAGCCATTGCTGTATCCTCTTACACGAATTTAGGAGAAAGTTTGCTGAACTCTTCGTCAGACAAACCTAACGGATTAAAGTCCGTTTGTTTACTGGGGGCAGGCTTACTTTTCGGAGTACCTGCAGCCAACTTCTTTTCACGGAGCTTCGGATCATCTTCCTTCCTCGGTTTCGGAGTTACAACAGTAGGCTTCTGTGAGGTCTTGGTATCTTGGCGTCCCAAATGATCAAAACCACCACGAGCTTGTATTGCATCACCAACTTGCCGGTAGGCTTCAATGTCACTCAAGCCATTCAGCTTGCCAAGCATGCGTTGCCTGTCCATCTCTTTCTCAATGATTCCATAAACACCTGTTTCAACATGGGTATGGATTACTTTGAGAAGCTGAGGATTTGCAGCAACAACTTGCTTGCTTGCATCATCCCACTGAGTACCAACGATGGTAATGGTTCGATTGTAGCCCTCTGTACCCTGAAGTTCAGAGATAACTTCATCAAGTGCCATTTCCTTTTCGTTAACACTACGAGCATTAGGCTTATAGCCCTCTGCCTTATCAATATCCATCTCAAGTGGATCAAGCCCACTATCCTTCACCAACTTCATAATAGCTTGAGGGTTTTTCTCCTTCAAGTCAATTAGGAAATTCAATTCACTTTCATCAAGCAAACCATGAGTTTCAAGCAGCTTAAGCACCTTAAGGTTAGGCTTAAGTGCTGCCATTTTCTTATTATAGTTAGCCCCCATCTGCATAAGCTGAATAGCTTCTTCCGCAGAAGCCACTTGAACTTCTTTACCGTTGGCCTTAAAAGGAGCGAATACTTTCTTGTATTCTGTTTCATAATCTACAGCAGATTCTTCCTTGTTCTCTGTTTCAGGCTTTGCAGTTTCATTGGATTCTTCACCAGCTTCATCAGGGTCAGCGTCTTTTTCATCCGCGTCTTCTTCTGGTGTACCTTCCTCTTGCCCTGTTTCTACAGTTTCTACTTCAGTTTCCGTAGACTCTTCTTCTTTCTTTTCAGAAACTTCAGGGGGATACCCATGCTTAAGGATATCCTCGTCAGACATATTCAAAAAGTCCATATCATTGTTTTCAATAGTCATGATTATTCTTCCTCATTCGGGAATTTCAGAATGTGTTCAAGGGTTTCTTCATCATCAGAAAGACTACGTTCAGCGTTACTAGCAAGATATGATACCGTAGACAAGAAACCAGCAAGACACCCGATAGCATCTATCCGTTTGGTAATATGCCCCTGTTTTTCAGGGCTTTGCATATTGTCATCACCTTTAAGATGCACCAAACGTACTGCTTCAGAGGTCAAATAACCTTCTTGGATAATCTTCTGGAAGTCCTTGTTCTTTTGCAAACGTTCAAGGGCTTTGCCCTGTTCAATTCGCTCTTTAGCAGCAGCAATGCTGCGTTGAAGCTGTTTAACTTGATGCTCACTCATTTAACTTCAGTCTCATGGTTGGAGTAGTGAAAGAGGGGAGTACTTTCCCCTCTATTAAGTTACATCATTGCCGCTTATTACGCAACTTCATATATTCCTTCATAATATCGAATTGCTGATCTTCAACATCATATTGACGTTGCAGACGCTTCAATTCTGCTTGGCTTCTTGCCTGCTCTCCATGAAGTTCCTTTGCACGTTCCTGCTTAACACCCGATTCCTGTTCAATGAAATCCAGATTCTTCAGGTCAGTATCTGCCTTGATGTTCCCTGCCTTAGTCTGCTCAGTACCAGCCTTAGCAGCCTTCAACTGTGCATCTGCCATTTCATTTGTCAACTGTGCTTCCAGCAATTGCACACGCAATTCAGCTTCACGCTGTATCAGCGGATCAGGTTCAGGATTGAAAGTCTCAATCTTCTTAGCCAGATCAGGCATCTTACGCAACCGGGCAATGTCTGCCAGAATCATCCGGGACATTGCTGCATCCATGTTATTGCCCATTGTCTGGAGCATGAAAGCCAGTTCCTGGGCCTTGTTATTGTCTTCCTCTGCAGTAGAGATAGACAACTTCAGATCATAGTTTCCTGCCAGATCATCCCGCTTGATCTTTACAAACTCATCATTGGATACCCGAACCACTTCCTCTTCACTGAGGAATGCACTGTTCATGGCAATGATCTTACGTCCTACCTCAACCATCCCTTGGCTCAATCGGCGCAGGATACCCAATTCACGCTTAGAAGCCGCATCCAGCGCACCACGCACACCTGCAGCAACATCCCCCAGAGATTGTCCAGAAACCCCACTGCTGAAGCTCTTTACCCCTGTCATGGATTCAGCTTCCATGTTCATCAGGCTCAACATGTATTGAGCACTTGCAGGAATTTCTGGGAAGGTATGCATATGTACACCCTGTCTTGGGTCTACATTAGGATTGAATTCATAATCCTGTCCGGCATCGTACTTCCGTCGATTAGTGACATCCAACATATCCTTACGGATACCTGTCTGACCATTGGCGGATTTACCCAGAATATCAATCATACCCCGTGTAACAGCACCAACAATCTTCTGGTTGTCTTCCAGTAAAGCACCATCAGGTTCCCCGTATACACTGTCTTTCACAGGCAGATAGGGAACAACCACAAAAGGCAAACCCTTATCCGGGAAAGGAGATTCTTGCATAAGAATCATGACACCATTAACCCAAGTACACATAATGGGTTGTGCTTTTCCATCCCCGTTAATATCCCAGTAACCATGATACTCATACGCAACAATCTTCTTGCGAGGAGCATCCTTAAACTTGAAATTCTGAGCAGGGGTAGTAACAGTATTATCTGGATCAGCTAATGGGGATGCATCAGTGATATTGATCTTATCCAGGTTCTTGTATTTACCTTTCTTCTCCAATTCAGAAAGAGAAGTCTCATACCGATAGATAATGAACGATGCCTTGGAAATATCTCCAGCACACGTAGGATCAATGATCACATCATGAAAGTTACAGATCACTGCAGTAGGATGATTCTTAATAATCTTCATCCGGGTAACAGTCTTCTGCCCAATGATACGTGGCTCAATAGGCTCTCCCTGTTCCATAGCCATCTCATGAGCAATACGCAGTTCTTCAGGGATTTCCATAAAATCACTAGGAGAACTCTCCTGCAGTTGCATCAGTTCCTCATGCATTTGAGCGTATGCAGGATTAATCACATACTCTACATCAGGAACCACTTCCTCTACTTCTTCTTCCTCGTATTCCCAACCCACACGAATAATTGCAGTACCTTCATTAACAGCAGCACGTACATACTGATCAATGAAATGCACTTTATTCATCTTCGTATTGAACTGGTTATTCAACACAATCTTATTCTGCAAAGCACCTGCCTTGTCTTCCCAACTCACAGGCTTCACATTGAAAAGATCATCCGTACTCAAGAAAGGTTCACTCAAAGCAGCATATCGCCATTCTGCTTGTTTACGGATAAGCTTAGGCACCACCTTGGATGAATTCTTGGCTGTTTTTACCAACGCCTTGTTGCGAACATGCAAATTATCAAGCCATGTCTCTATACGGCCTGACTGAGATTCATGAAACGGAAGAGCTTCAGCGTAATCTGCTTTCAAATCCGCCAATTTAGGGGGATTTTTCCAATCCTGTAGAGAAGTTTCAGGGGAAACTTCTTCAATATCGAAATCATCATTCATGGGAACACCCTCAGTAGACTAAAATTACACCCAACCATTACGCTGGATTCGATTGGGTTGGCTTACTTGATCTACGCGAATGTTATCACGTTCCAATGCAGCACAAGCCATCTCATACTTGGCAGCATAACTGTTGCCTGCATGAAATTCATTGGTCATACCCATAGGATTATTGACTCTACTAGCCACAAAATACAGTAATGCTTCCAGAAACTGGTAAGGCAAGTCAATTTCCACAGTACTTGCCCGATACATACCAGCACCTTTAGGAAGTTTCGGGTGTGCTGCACGGTATGAAACCAACAAAGTACCCGTAAGGTACTCTTCCGGCGTATCCGCTTCCTGATTCACGATACTCAGAGGTACTTTGATGGTACTCATACTGGGAGTCAGAATAGAATACTCATCTGCAGTGTCATTCAGTGGTAACAGAACGTTGTCTGAGGTATAAACCTTCTCCACTTTCATCAAATCATCCAAAAACAGAGCATCTTCTGTATCCAGAATGTACTTATGCACTTCTTCAGAGACTGTATTCGTCGCTGCATACTTACGGCTGATAGGATACAGTGTCTTACCCGCAATCAACTGTAGGGTTAGTTCCCCAGTCCGAATAGGAAAGCGTGTATGAAGTGCAGCCAAACCAAGGTTAATATGGTTTAACAAGCGATCATAGTTAGCATCATCAATGCTTCCATCCCCGGAGTTACCCATAGACATCAGGTTAAGTTCCCCAGTGGAGAGTTGCTCAAAGATTTCAGAAAGTAACATGGTATTCCCCTCAAACGATGTAAGACCCTATGCGTACATTATCCTCTTCTTCCATCTCAATGTCCCACATTCCTTGTCCTGAACTGGAACCTACCATACTCACTTCTTCACTTGGCTTCCATGCTTTCATACTTGAGAGCATAGATACTGTATCAAGCCAGTCATCATGCTTGCTCTTGAAACCAGATACAGAAACCAAGGACAGTTCATTCAGTCCTTCAGCCAAGGCAGGTTCAGCTTTCTTCTCCAGAGGGAAGAACATCTTATGTGCCTTGAACAGTGGCTGCATGGTATTGAATCTCACCAGCTTATTGGTGATAGGGCGCATACCCGGCTTATTGTCATTGTTGTCTGAAGCCAATGTGAAGAACACATTCCGTTCAATCATCTGGGTTTGAATCCATTGAATGAATCCACCCTGTTGGCCTGTGACTTCAATACCTACACTCTGCGGTTTATACATCTGCACCAGTCGAAACAGATCATCAATGTTCTTATCCATAAGCTGACGCTTGCAAATACCATCTACCCAGAACCAATCTCCATTGTTGTTGTATGCCCAGACACTAATCACAGAGAAGTCAGATTTCTCCTTTTCACTGGTAGCAAAGTCAGTAGTGATATAGAAATTGAACTTGCTTCTGTTCTGCAAGACACCATCAAGGAAGTACCACTGCAAATCAGAATCCAGAATCATCCGATCCTCTTCACTCATGATCCGAAGCATCAACTCCTGATTGAATGACTGGATTTTCCCTGTCTTCATGGCAGCATCATACTGCCGTTTCACATACGCATACGTAAAACGATCAGGCCATGAAGACCTAAAGTCTTTCTCATCTACAGGGAACTGTTCACACACCGGAAACACATTCACATTCCAAGCCCCGGAACCCACCGCCTTATACAACGGGTCTTTGGCATTGAATGGTGTACCACTCCAAATGATCATATTCTTTGTAGGATGCAGAGCATAGTTCACTGCCTTGTACACCGTGTCTTCTACAGCGGCAATGACAGTCGCTGACCGAGCATCTTCATCACTGATCAAGTCATCCAGTACTGCCAATCGAGGACGGGTATTCAATTCCACTGTACCCCGCACACCTGTCTTTGCACCATGACCAGTAACCACAAACTCTTTGCCATCAGCATTCTTGAAATACCATCGAATATCCGTGAACTTTGCTTCAGGCAAGTATGTCATCAAGAAGCTGCTATTCTCTCTACGTCTCTCCAGACGCAAGCGCATCTTCTTCACACCATTCTCTACACTATCCGAGATATACAGTGCATAGATCACATCACCGAATCCAGGAATCTCGCCATAGGTAGCCACATACAGAAACAAATACTCTGCCATAACTGTAGTCTTCGCAATACCACGATGGCATAGGTTAATAATACGAGCACCTCTTTCTGTAATCGTATCCAACATATGATAGTGAACCACAGGGGTAGTATTTTCTTCCCCTGTGCCACCATTAACCAGTTTAATGAATGTCACAAACTCCAATGCAAAATCACTCGGCACATAGTTAGGATCAATCTCATAATTGGTATGGTTAAGGTAATCCTCTACCTGCCAAGGCATACCATCAGC